ATTTAGAATCTATTTGTTTTAATGTAGTTCCTGCTTCGTCTGGAGCAATAGCTATGCTTTTATCAGGTAGTTGTTCTTTGATCATTAAACCACTTTCATCTAAACCTGTTGCTTTAACTTTTAGTCTAGCTTTTGTTTTTGCATATTGAGGAAATTTTTTTCTTAACGCTCTATCTTCTTTTTGTTTTTGAGCTATTGCCATTCTTTTTTCTGAAACAGATAAATTTTTATTATTTTGTATGTCATAAATATCTTTTGATATGGCTACTATTTTTTTTTCAAAAGGATGATATTGTTTTATATTTATATCTGCTGGTAGATATCCTAAATTTTTTAAAGTATCTAACTCTCCTAAAGATAAGTGAGCAAGTTGCAACCCTTCTTTACCAGCTAACTTATTTAAAATAGCAGGATTTGATCTGTATAAGTCTTTAGCTTTTCTAGCTTCTGCATATTTAGATTGTTCTTCTAAAACAGGTTTTCCTGTTGTTTTAAATTTTAATTTATCTCCAAATTTATCAAGTTCTCTTCTAGTAACAAAAACTTTTCCAGGTCCTACTTTTTTTTGAACGTTATTATATTCACTTCTTCCCTCTAAATCTTTTTTAGTCATTTCAACTGTTTTATTTTTTTTCTGAATTTTTGGTGCATTATCAATTATTGCTTGCACTTCTTCTAAAGTACGAGTGAGTGCTCCAGACTGATTTGTTCCTGGAACTTTGCTATAAAATGTTCCAAACCTATTTCCTTTTTTAAATATATGACCGGTTTTTTCATTGTAAACAGGACTAGTATCTGCTGGTCGTTGACTGCCTCTTTTTAATCCTATTCGTGTATCATCGTCATCATACAGTTCGATAGTAGCTAATAAATCTTTCATTATTCTCCTAGCATGCCGGCTAATCCGCCTCTTGCAAAATCCTCTGGACCTTCAGGACCAGGTCCATATTTTTCCTCTAGATATTCTGTTTGTTCTACTTTATCTTCGTTAATAGCTTTTGTTTTATCTTTTTTTCTTTTAGATTCTACAAACTCTTTTAACGTTGGTTTATTGTCTCCTTTTGCATATATTTTTAATTTAGTTGTATCAGACATTAATTCATCAACATTGTTTGCAAAATTTTCACCATCAAATTCTATGTCATAATCGTCAGGGCCAGTTCTAACTCCTCTTGGTTCAGGTTCTATCGCATAGAACTCGGCCGAGGGTCTTGGGTCACCTTCGTCTGGTAAAGGTTTTTTATAAACTAAATCTATTGTGTCACTGCCCATATTTTCTGGAGACGCATACTCTACTCTTATTTGTCCATCATCAATATCTCTATAAACATATACAGATTCATCGTCACCTATCTTAGCCATGTACACACTCTCTCTGTCTTTAGTTGCAAATCTTTTAGTTACATCTTCACCTTCGTTAATGACTTTTGTAACAAGGGCATCGAACCATTCTGGTTTACCTGGCACAGGATCTGTTTTAATAATATTTTTTGTGATTTGTCTTGCACCTTCTTTACCTGCAAGTTTTAATATTCCGGTTTTAAGTGCACCGATACCTGCACCAACACCACCCATTAATTTTAAAAATGTTCGTCTGTTCATACCAGCTTTCAAACCAATACGACCACCCATAGCTTTTTCTTCTGGATCATCTTTTGGTTTTTTCATACCTTTGAATCTTTGTTTCGATAAACCTGTGTACGCTTGATCGTAAAGATCCATTTGTTGTTTTTGATCTAAATCAGAAAATTCTTTACCAAATCTTTTTTCTGCTAAATCATCTGCAACAAGTTGTGCATCGTATTTTACATCTCCTGCAAATCCTGGTGAAGCATTATCGATTGCTTCATCTATCATTGTTTTATTTTGTGAAATAAATTTATCAGCTTGTCTACCACCCATGATACCTTTAGATGTATCAATGACATTCCCTTCCATATCAACAACTTTATCCTGTTGTTTGATTCTCTCTAGTGCCTCTTGTTTGATTTTAATTTTCTCAAGGCCATCTGGCATTCTACCAGTTACTTTGACAAAACCTCTTGTCAATCTTTGGATCATTTGTGGTAATGTAAACATAGCCATTAATAATATTTCCTTTTACGTTGCTCGACTTTTTCATCGATATAATCTTCAGGGTGTCCGATCAGACCACCCTGTCTGAATCGCATGATGGCTTGTGTAGTTGAGTCCACAAGATCGTCATGATCACCATAAGGAAACGCAGCGCATTCTTCAATGACGTCATCTGCGAATTTCTGCTCAGGCGCCCATATCATACCAGATTCGAACAAAGGTGCAACAGCATTTACACGTGCGTGCTTGTCGTTTCCTTTTGACGGATTGAAGTTTACAACCGGTATATCCATTTGCCTAAGCTCGTAAGTTAAGGGTAGGCCAGATGCTTTTGCTTCAATTATAACTGTTTCAGGATTCCAGTATTGATATTGTTCAAGAGCCATACGTCGTAGCTCAGGAAACTCGTATCTACCTTTGATAGCATCAAGGAGTATTAGATTAGCTCCTTCATCTTCACTTGGATAAAATATTCCCCATGTTGTTATTGCACTATAATCAGCTGTCTCCTTTTTTAAAAATGCGGTATCGTAAGATTGTATGACATGATGTAATTGTGGTATGTCATCACCAGTATAAGTCCTCCACCACTCACGTTTTAATATTGCTCCTTCTTCTGCTGTTGGATTCTGCATCCACTGTGCATTCCATTTACCCGTGGGCAGTGTTGCTTGAACCTTTTCCAACTCATCTAACTTCCAATACTCCGGCCAAACAGGTTTGGCGTTTTTTGATCCGTGGTCCATGATCGCCGGAAATTCGACCACGTGCCACTGATCAGCTTTTGCTTCTTTTTGATTCTGTATTAACTTTCCTGTTAGATCTTTATTAGACCACCTAGTCATAACTAAAACTATTTTACCGCCTGGTTGTAAACGCTGACGTGGACCTGATGTATACCACTCGTATGCTGACTCCAAGGCTGTTGGACTTAGTGCATCTTGCTCGGAATGTGGATCATCGATAATTAGTAGGTCCGCTCCTCTACCTGTAATAGCTCCACCAACACCAGCGGCGAAGTATTCACCACCTTGGGCAGTCTCCCATCTACCAGCTGCTTTAGAGTCTTCTTGTAATCTTGTTTTAAATATTTTTGTATAATCATCTGAGTCGATTAGGTTCTTTGCTTTACGTCCGAATCTTACTGCGAGTTCACCCGTGTGTGTTGCTTGAATGATCTTGAGTTTTGGATCACGGCCCACCATCCAAGCCGGAAGTAAGTATGAGGCAAATTCAGATTTTGTATGCCTAGGAGGCATATTAATAATTAACCTATTTATTTCACCTGTAGCTAATTTGTTAAATTTTTCTGCAATGTGTCTGTGATGGGACCCTTCTATAAAATCGGGCCACATACATTTTACAAAAGAAAGAAAGTCATCTTTAGCTTTGTTCTGTATCTTTTTTTCAGCGTGCATTACTTGCAGCTGTTTAAATTTTCTACGTACGTCTGCAGGTAGTTTACTTATATCTATATTATTCAAATTCATTTAAAATTTTTTAAAAAATTTTTTGCACTATGTTTAAAGTGTTCAACATGTTTTTACCAGCTAAAGCTATGTAAATCAAGCAATACAACCTAGAGTAGTGGGACCCCTTTTACACAAAAGGGGGGATAGGGTCTAAGTTATTTACGATGTTTGGAATTGGTTCGGGACCCCTGGCGCGTTAGCGCCAGGGGTAGAGAGTTAATCTAGTAGGGTCATGTATGCTTTAGCATTCATTCTACTAAATTTAGATAAACCTTTTTGCATAGTCTTATAATCTTCGTCAAACTCTGCCTGTTTAATCATGATGTATAACTTATACTCTTCTGCTGTTAACATCTCTGATTGACCAGAATAAGGATTGATTGCTTTGTGTACTCTTTCTGTGTTAGTCATATCAGGGATAATATAGGATAAGTCAAGCATTGTCAATAGCCTGTATTACTTTTTGTTTATATGGATTGCCAAAGTAATCGGTCCTAGTTTCTACCTCTACTTCTATTGGTGTTTCAAGGCACTCGGTTCTTGGATGTAGTCCGATAAACTCGTCCCAATGTTCATGCATAAAATCATTCCAACAACCTTGACTACAAAACACAGACCAAACATTGTTTTCGTTCCATTTAGTTTGAGCAATCTTTCTGGTCCTCAAAACCTTTGAACCTTTGACACCTCTTATTCTATCCTGTGTTTTATTTGTATGGCACTTTGGACCATGACACCAAATATAATCAGTCATATCTAGGTAACCCCCCAAATATCATTGTTACACTTAAAAACAATAACAATACTGAAACAATTATGTGTGATGTATGAAATGCAATAATTAAACTTATTTGTGCTAACACTACACCTAATAATAATAAAAGTAATTTCATGCCATTACCCCCAAACTCATCATTAAACCAAAAAAGAAAACAATGCAGTAAAATTCAAAACTTGTCATTAGTGCCTCACTTTCCAACTTGTCGTTGCTGTTCTATAACCATGTGCGTCTAGGTCATAATAAACATAATAAGGTGTTCCATTCTTTGCAACACCATATCTGCTTTTATCATCATGTTTGCCTTGTCTTGTTATGTGCTTCTTATGTTTAGAAGCCCAATAAGTTATGTAAAATGTTTTAGTCATATTTCTCTCTTTCTGTTATGGGACTATCCTATAGTATAGAATAGTCCCTGTCAAGTGTTAATTTACACTTTGTTGCATTTGTTGTCTTGCAATAGCAATCTTTTGATCTCTAGTTAAGACCTCTTTATCTTCCAAAAGACTAGCCAAATTATCTGGACTATAAATTGATAAAGCCAAACTAGAACTTTCATTTAACATTGTTTCATTTAAAACAACTCCGACTTTATCTGCAAGTGCTTTTGCTTGGTCAAATGTTCTGTAAGATTTTAAACCTAATCTCAAAGTTTTCATTTTGCCCTCAACATAACTATACATCTGTTCATGCTCTTTAATTACATTGTCAGCACTAGCACGATACATCTTAAAAAATTCTAAAGTATTCTTATCAACTTTAAAATTTCTT